AGTTCAAAATGATTCAAGTAAGAACTGCCACTGTGATTGAAGAAGATGGTGTAGAACTTTCAAGAAGTTTCTCACGCCATGTTGTTGCACCAGACTCAGACTCATCTGGAGAAAGTGCAGATGTTAAAGCAATGGTTGCACAGTTTCATACTGATACAATCAAAGCTGCATATGCGAAACATAAAAAGGACTCATCACCAGAGTAATAAATATCTGAATGACAGATATTAATCATTACCTTGGTAATCCACTTCTAAAAAAGGCAAACGTCCAAGTAGAATGGACTAAAGACCAAATTCTTGAATACCAAAAGTGTATGCAAGACCCTCTGTATTTTTGTCAGAAATACATCAAGATTGTATCTCTGGATGAAGGTCTTGTTCCTTTTGATGTATATCCATTTCAAAAAGAAATACTAGGAACGATTCATAATAATCGTTTTACCATCTGTAAACTTCCCAGACAATCTGGTAAGACAACTACAATTATATCTTATATCTTACATTATGTTTTATTCAACGAACAGATGAGAGTAGCGATACTTGCAAACAAAGCTGCAACTGCAAGAGATATTCTTTCCAGATTACAACTTGCATATGAAAACCTACCCAAGTGGTTACAACAAGGAGTAATGTCTTGGAATAAAGGTTCTCTAGACTTAGAGAACGGTTCTCGTATTGTTGCATCATCCACATCTTCTAGTGCAGTTCGTGGTGGTTCTTACAATATGATTTTCCTAGATGAGTTTGCTTTCGTACCTCATAATGTCGCAGAGGATTTCTTTAGTTCTGTGTATCCTACAATTTCTTCTGGACAAAAGACAAAAGTTGTGATAGTATCAACACCAAACGGTATGAATCTTTTCTATAAACTTTGGTCTGATGCAGAGAGTGGTAAAAATTCTTATAATCCTATTGAGGTTCACTGGAGCGAAATCCCAGGCAGAGATGAAAAATGGAAACAAGAAACTATTGCAAATACATCACAAGAACAATTTAATCGTGAATTTGAGTGTGAGTTTTTAGGTTCTATTAATACACTGATACATCCAACAAAAATTAAGTCAATGGTATTTGATGACCCAATACAAAGAAACGCTGGATTAGAACTTTATAAGAAACCAGAAAAAAGTAGAACGTATGCACTTGTAGCTGATGTTGCAAGAGGAACAGAACAAGATTATTCTGCATTTTTAGTATTTGATGTATCAGAAGTTCCTTATCGTATTGTTGCAAAATATCGTAACAACGAAATTAAACCCCTACTATTTCCAAACGTAATCCATGACGTTGCAAAAGCATTTAACAACGCATATGTAATGATTGAGGTGAATGATATCGGAGAACAAGTTGCAACTGCAATGCAGTATGACTTAGAATATGACAATCTTATCATGGCGTCCATGCGTGGGCGTGCTGGTCAGATACTTGGTTCTGGGTTTTCTGGAGGTAAGGTGCAGTTGGGTGTAAGAACGACTAAAGCCGTAAAGATGTTAGGGTGTTCTAATTTGAAACAATTAGTAGAAACAGATAAACTAATTATTAATGATTACGACCTTATAACAGAGTTTTCTACTTTTGTCAAGCATGGACAGTCATTCCAAGCAGAAGAAGGACACACAGATGACCTTGCAATGTGTTGTGTATTGTTTGGGTGGATGACGAACCAAACATATTTCAAAGAACTTACTAATGTAGATATACGAGAGAGAATGTTCTTAGAACAACAAGACCAATTAGAACAAGACATGGCTCCATTCGGATTTATGGATAACGGTATTGATGACCCACTTGGAGAAACAGTTATAGATGAATATGGTCAGAGGTGGTCACCAGTTGTAAGAGATTACGATACAAGTTGGTAAAATACTACATAATATCAATAATGTCATTTTCGTATTTGATATAACAATTAGAACAAACAATTTTAGATTTCTCAATGAGTTTAACTATTTCTTTTCTAGACTCTTCATTTAGACCTAATCGTTTGGATTTAAAACGAATCTCTTTATCATGGGGGTAAAATTTAAGACACATGGTTTCAGGCTCACCACAATGAATACAAGAGTGTGGTGCAAGGTATTCATTTAACCAGATTATTCTCTTGTTATAATGTCTCTTGGAAACTTCTTTGATTGTATTTTGATATCTTTCGTAGTATGACATGATAGTATTTATAGATTCTAGTGCATATAAAAATGGGTTTTTAGAAACTCAATTTTACTAAATATACACAAGAATGATTTATTTGACGTAGAACAAGGAGAAAAAATATGCCTTTTCAAGTATCGCCTGGGGTTCTTGTCAGAGAGGTTGACTTAACTAATGTTGTTCCTGCCGTATCGACTTCAATCGGTGCAATTGCTGGTGCTTTTGAAAAAGGCCCAGTTGGTGAGATTACAGCGGTTTCTTCAGAAGAAGAACTGGTCAGACTTTTTGGTAAACCCAATGGAAGTAACTTTGAGACATTCTTTACTGCGTCTAATTTCCTTCAGTACGGAAACGCACTGAGAGTTGTTAGAGCACAAAGTGGTGTCACAAATGCAATGAGTGGTGGTTCTGGTCTTTTGATTAAGTCCGACACTCATTATCAAGACAATTATTCAGCAGGGGAAGCATCATCTGGAGAATGGGGTGCAAGAACTGCTGGAACTCACGGAAATAGTTTAGGTGTGTCCATGTGTTTAGGGCCACTTGCTTATGAAGAAAACTTAGGTTCATCAAACCAGACAGTTGGTGAAGATGCTGTTGGTGCAACTGTAATTAAAGTTGACGCTGGAACTGCATTTAATGTTGGAGACTTAATCTCTTTCTCATCTGCTGATGCATCTTCAAACTCTGCACTTTTCACTCACATTGCTGGTGATGAAGGTAATGAGTATGAAATTACTGCAATCAACACTCATGACCTAACGGTTAGATTAAAAGATGACCCAAATGGTTCTGGTGTAAAAGCAGTTATTCCAGACAATACATTTATTCGTAGACGTTGGGCGTTCTATGATTTATTTGATACACCGCCTGGCACATCAACATATGCAACTGGTAAAGGTTTCACTGATGATGAAATGCACATTGTAGTATTTGATAGAACTGGACTTATCTCTGGTTTTAGAAAAGATACTGCTGGTGAAAGAACAAACGCTGTTCTGGAAACATATGCATTTGTATCAAAAGCCTTCGGTGCAAAAACAGCACAAGGTGGAACTAACTACTATCCAGATGTATTCTTTAAACAATCATCTTTTGTATACTGGTTAGACCATAGTGGAGTACTTGGTGCTGGTGGTGGAAAAATCGCAGCTGGTACTGCTGGTTCATCTGGTGACGCATACGCAGTCGGAACTGGTACTACTGGAGAAATTACTTTCTCATTAAGTGGTGGTACAGACGATTACGCAGTCACAGTTGGTGAATTAGATAGTGCATATGAAGAGTTTGCAGATGCAGAAACAGTTGATGTAAACCTCATCATGGCTGGTACTGCTCCTGCTGGTGCAGATGGTACAACTCATGCGACTAATCTAATCGACCTTGCAGAGAAAAGAAAAGACGTTGTGGTCTTTATCTCACCAAGAAGAGCAGATGTGGTAAATATCGCAAATTCTACCACACAAACTGCAAATGTCAAGGCTTTCTTTGATGGACTTGCAAGTTCATCATACGCAGTCTTTGATAGTGGATACAAATACCAATTTGATAAATTCAATGACGTATTCAGATTTGTACCACTAAATGGTGATATCGCTGGTCTTTGTGCAAATACAGACCAAGTTGCAGACCCATTCTTCTCGCCTGGCGGATTTAACAGAGGACAAGTTCGTGGTGCAGTTAAACTTGCGTTTAACCCAACCAAAGCACAAAGGGATATTTTATATCCTGCTAGAATTAATCCAGTTGTTGCGTTCCCTGGCCAGGGAATAGTTCTTTTCGGTGATAAAACTGCCCTTGCAAAACCAAGTGCATTTGACCGAATTAATGTAAGAAGACTATTCATCTTACTTGAGAAAGCAATTGCAACCGCTGCTAAATTCCAACTCTTTGAGTTCAATGATGAATTTACAAGAGCACAATTTAGAAACTTGGTTGAACCTTTCTTGAGAGATATTCAAGGTAGAAGGGGTATAACAGACTTTAGTGTTGTTGCAGATGGAACTAACAATACTGGAGAGGTAATTGACCGAAATGAGTTTGTTGCAGACATCTTCATCAAACCAGCAAGGTCTATTAACTTCATTCAGTTGAACTTCATTGCAGTGAGAACTGGTGTCGCATTTTCAGAGATAGGGGGGTAATTAAATGGCTACTTTAGACGAATTTAAAGCAAACCTTATTGGTGGTGGTGCAAGAGCAAACCAGTTTCGTGTAACATTCAATACGCCTGGCGCAATTGCAACTGGACTTGATGTCAGAAAGGCATCTTTCCTAATCAAGGCAGCTGCATTGCCAGGACAGACTTTGGGTGAAATTGCTGTTCCATTTAGAGGACGCAATCTCTATATTGCTGGAGACAGAGAATTTGAGGCATGGGAAACCACAGTTATCAATGACACTGACTTCAACATTAGAAATGCGATTGAAAGATGGTTAAACGCAATTAACGATACAGTAACAAATACTGGTCTATCAAATGTTGCAGATTATACTGCTGATTTGACTGTAGAACAGTTAGATAGGGATGACACAGTTCTTAAATCTTACATTCTAAGAAACTGTCAACCTACTGGTACTGGTGCGATTGAGTTAAGTTATGAAACTGCAAACGCTATTGAAGAGTTCTCAGTAACTTGGAGATACACGCACTTTGAAGCCTCTTCAGTTAACTTCTAATAAACGTACTAAATAGTAGTACGAAAAGGAGTTATTATGGCTGAATTATTTGGTTTCACAATCACTCGTACAGACAAAGAAGATAAGGGAGCGTCTTTCACGCTCCCTACTTCTGATGATGGTGCAGAAGATATTGCACAAGGTGGTTTCTATTCTTCATCCTATGATATAGAGGGAAAAGATAGAACCCAATACGATTTGATTAAGAGATATCGTAATATTGCACAACAACCAGAGTGTGATAGTGCGATTGAAGATATTATTAGTGAAGCGGTTGCATCAAATGAATATGATGCACCAATTTCGTTAGCCCTTGATGGGTTAAAACAATCCGACAAAGTTAAAAGAAGAATACGAGAAGAGTTCGATAGAGTTCTTCAACTATTATCTTTTCAAGAAAAAGGTCACGACATATTTAGAAGATGGTATGTTGATGGTCGTTTATTCTATCATAAAGTTATTGATACGAAAGAACCAAGAAAAGGTATTACAGAATTAAGATATCTTGACCCACAAAAAGTTAAGAAGGTCAGAGAAAAAATTTCTGGTAAACCTAATCCTATTACACAAGTAGAAGAAAAACAAAAAGCAATTGAGTTTTATATCTACAATGAATATGGAATTACAACTGGTGGTTCTGTAAGTAATGGTTTAAAAATTACAAAGGATTCTATTGCATACTGTCCTTCTGGTTTAATTGACCAGAATAGAGGTTCAGTATTATCTTATCTACACAAAGCAATCAAACCAGTTAACCAACTGCGAATGATTGAAGACAGTCTTGTTATCTACAGAATATCAAGAGCTCCAGAAAGACGAATTTTCTATATTGATGTTGGTAATCTACCAAAGATTAAAGCAGAACAGTATCTAAAAGATGTCATGAATCGTTATCGTAACAAACTGGTATATGATGCATCTACTGGTGAGATTAAAGACGATAGAAATCATATGTCAATGTTAGAAGACTTTTGGTTACCTAGAAGAGAAGGTGGTAGAGGTACAGAGATTACTACACTGCCTGGCGGTTCTAATCTTGGTGAGATTGA